CCGACAATGAAACCCATGATGACGTAATTCATTTCAGTTTCTTCGCGACCAACCGTTGGCTCCTTAGGTTCCACCGGTTCTTCGACAACTTTCTGTTGTCGGACGGGAGGATCTACCTCCTCAAGCGGACAGTACGCTATCATTTATATAGTATTTAGAGATTAATTTCAGTCTTCTTTTTTCGTCTGGTCCTCTTAGCCTTTGTGGACCCCACATTGACCTCCTTAACTTCACCACCTGTAGAGTCACCCGAGATGGACATGATATCGGAGACGTCCTCCTCTTCTTGGATCGTAGGTGGTGTGGTGTTCATTGGGGGTGGTGGGGGCATCATAATACCACCCATCAAACTGGAAATGTCTAGACCTGGGCCCTGCATTTCATACTGCCCAGTCCCACCAACTGGGGCCTCTGTCGCTGGACCCCCAGGGTTTCGTGTTGTATTCTGAACAGCGTTCATCATATTCTTGACTAGGTCTGGGTTCTGCTTCATCACATCATTCATGTTGGGCATCACCGACTTGAACATCGAGTTGGTCAGGTGGAACATCATGGCCGACCCACCCAACATCATGATGAGCTTGACCTCTGGAGCTACACTGACCTTTGACCTATACTTGACGTAGAGTTCCTCAAATACACCATCATAGTCGTCAACATTCTCCATGATAGACTCAGACCACCCCTCTAATTGAATCTCGAAAGGGTTGTACCTCTTATTGAGGAATTCGAGACCAGTCACACACGCCACCAGCATTCGCCTAGAGAAACGAATAGACTGCTCCACATCTATGCTGTAGGTAATCCTCTTAACCTCAGCCCTGAGTTCCTCCACATTTGAGTATGCATTCAGGCGTTTGTTCACAGCGAATCCCTTCTTCTCGAGGCGTGCCAACTTGTTGATGAGATCGGACTTCTCCTCATCCACCGATGTGTATCCCTTAGAGGGTTGCTCACCTGGGGGTGCGCCATTCATTTGGGGCTCCCCATCATCATAAAACATAGGTTCATCCTCACCATAATCAATCTCCTCCTCCTGCATAGGTTGCCGTGGGGCCGTCTGCTTATTGGGGTTTACAAAGGCATCCATCGTTTCCTGTTCTTGGTGGACAGGTCTTTGGGGTCGATAGGGAGCGGGTCTGGGGACCGGCTGAGGACGTGGGGCTGAAATTTCAATCTCATCCATCAGGGCCTGTTCATCGGCGTCTAATTTCATTACAGTCGTGTGTCCGCGGTCGATGACTATTTCTTCATCCATCTACTCTCTATGTAGAAACTAAAAAAATTACCTTTAACGCAGTTTATAAAAAATGTTGATACATTATAAATGTTCAAGTTCAATAAGACCAATAGGAATGCTATCACTTCCATCGTCATACTTTTCTCAATCATATCTGTTCTAGGTATCATGAGGAAAAGCAGCAAATACCAGCCCAAGCCAATCGAGATCGAGATTGTCAGCGATGAATCCATCTTCGACCTCGAGAACCGCATGGACTGTGTACCAGGATCCGGTAAGGAAGACAGCCCCTACACCAAGAGCCTAACCCCAGGTGGTCTCTGTGGCGCCCAAAAGCTTGTAGGTGACCATGCTTCCTATAAGATTGTCGAAGGAATCGGTGGATCTTTAATCTAAACTAACTATATATGGCTCTCATCACATCGCCAACAGAGATGATTCCTGATCTCAATTATGAGTATCACACAATTACAGTTGATACAATTGGTCAGTCCAGTGCAAATACATTTACATGTTTTTTGAACCAACCACTTCACAATGTTGTTCAGGCTAGACTTATTGCCGCTCGAATTAACACAGTTACCCCGTCAAATGGGAGTGAACACTGCTATATTTCTATAGAAGAACTTGATTCCATTTTCTCTGACCGAGCATCAAATGTTCTCACGGGGCAGTCTGACATGAGTATGATAAGGGGTTCTTTTGCGAGCCTCGTAACAACTGATGATATTGGAATAATTAGTTTTAGAGACAACTATCCAATCGTAACCCAGTATATAAATCCCATTCGAACAATTAGTCGTTTAACAGTTAAAATAAGAAATCAGGATGGTCTTCTCATTAAACCACCAAGTCCCGCCGAAAATAATTTTATAGTCCTCCGCTTCGTGTGTAGAAAACCCAATCTGTAATTTTCTCCCCTTAGAGTAGTATACCATGTCTGCTGGTATTGTTCAATTGATCGCTATAGGTGCCCAGGATGAATATATTGTGGGCAACCCGGAAATATCCTTCTTTAGTTCAACATTCAAAAGACATGCTAATTTTTCACAGTCCATCGAAAAACAAACCATCCATGGAGCGGTGAAAAACAATTCGATGTCCAGCGTTCAATTCGAACGTTCTGGCGATCTTCTCGGGTACGCGTATTTTACTATGGATGATACAACCCAAGCCCTCGATATACAGAGGTGGGACACCATCATCGATAAAGTGGAACTTCTCATCGGCGGCTCCGTCATAGATTGCCAAGATTCAATCTTTACCGAAAAAATTGCCATCGATACGTTCGCCCAAAACGTCTCTAAAAGTTCAAGTGGCACACACCCTGGGGTGAGTGCTCGATCGTACTTTTACCCCCTACGGTTCTTCTTCTGTGAGGGACCACAGTGTGCACTCCCCCTAGTAGCCCTAAATTACCACAATGTTGAGATCAGAATTCACTGGGGACCAGCCGCCAGCTCTTACAACGTGGAATTATTTGCAAACTATTATTACCTGGATAACGAAGAACGGGGTCAATTCGCCACCCGAAAACATGATCTTCTCATCACCCAAGTCCAAAAGAATATCGCCTCCCACCAACTCATTCAAGAACTCACATTCAATCACCCAGTGAAATACCTCGCATCCTCAGACACCACGACAGACGGCGCCCTCACTTCCCCCCAAAATAAAGTAAAGTTGAACATCAATGGGATCGATGTGAGCAACTATAGGTGGGGGAAACCACATTTTATAGATGTCATGAACTATTATCACACAAACTTTGTGACTTCACCCGACTTTTTTCTATACTGTTTTTGTCTTTCAACAAGTTCCCTCCAACCCACCGGGACACTCAATTTTAGTCGCCTCAATTCAGTCAAAATAATGAGCGAAACGATGCCCATCAATCACCCCATATACGCAGTCAACTACAATATACTTCGGGTGGAAAATGGTATGGCCGGTCTCCTGTACGCAAATTAAAATACCAATCTATATTAAATGGTTAAGAACTTACCGACCGTGGAGAGATCCACTAAAATTAGGTTTGGTAAAAATTGTTTAGAAGATCAGGCTGAAAATACAATTGTTTTCAATGCCAGTGATCAAGCCATCAATGCCTCATCCGAGGGCTCAGTCTACATGACACCCCTCCGCCAACGCACAGATTTGGGAGATCGGAGTATCACGATTCTCGCATACAACCAGACCACCAAAGAAGTCATGGACTCTGGCGCTGTCGCAGAGGATATCTTGGACTTTGATCTCGAAGCAGCCGTAAAAAATGGAAACGTCACTTCAAATACAGTGTCGTTTAATAATACACTCGTGGGGTTTACAACCCTCTCCAATGTTGGTATAGCTAACGGTGCACCCTCACACACCCTGGATGTGGGCTCCAACCTGTACGTAGACGACACGGGTTCCAACGTCCTCGTCGTCACCGGGAATGTACAGACAACCGGGTCCTACTATGGAGATGGAAGCAAACTCACAGGGCTCGTCACGACCCTTCAAGATGTATCCGACAATGGAAACACCACATCAAATGTGGTTCAGTTTACAAACCCAACCACGGGACTCGTTGTAGATAGTAACATAGTGGTTGGTGGTAATGTGACAGCCACCTCCTTTTTGGGTGATGGTGGACTCCTCTCTAACATCGCAGCAACATTGAATGACATCGTCGATCAGGGGAATACCACATCCAACGTGGTTCAGTTTACAAACCCAACCACGGGACTCGTAGTCGATAGTAACATAGTGGTTGGTGGCAATGTGACGGCCACAACATTTCTAGGTGATGGTGGACTCCTATCCAACATCGCAGCAACATTAAATGACATCGTCGATCAGGGGAATACCACATCCAACGTGGTTCAGTTTACAAACCCAACCACGGGTCTAGTCACGGTGAGTAACATCGTCGTGGGTGGGAATGTAACAGCCACCACCTACCTAGGTGATGGTAGCCAACTCACTGGTCTCGTCACGACCCTCCAAGACGTATCCGACAATGGAAACACCACCTCCAATACCCTCCAATTCACCAATGCACACACCGCCTTCACCACTGACCTCATCTCCAATGTCGAAGTAAATTTGAATCAATTGGCAAACGTAACACTGACCACCGCCCAAAATGAAGATATACTCGTGTACGATGGCACAAATTGGACCAATCAGCTACAAAATCATACATTTTTAGAAGCTAAGGCACTAGAAACAATAAGTAAAGGTGATGTCGTATATGGGGTAGGGCATACGGGTAATAATATTGTCGATGTACGGAAAGCTCGATCGGATAGTTCAACCACCATGCCCGCATTGGGTGTAGCCTATCAAGATTTGACTGTAAATGATGTCGGTCTTATCGTCACATTTGGTAGAGCCGATGGGTTAAACACAGACGACTTCGTATCTAGTGAAACCGTCTATGTGAGTAACGTCGTAGCTGGTGGTATCTCAAATGTGGCACCTCAAGCTGAAACTGATCTCATTCAGAATGTTGGTTTCGTAGTTAAACCTCACGCATCTACGGGTGTCATTGATGTCACCGGCGTTGGTCGTGTAAATGCCATTCCAAACGCTCAGGTAGTCACCACCCAACCTCCACACATCTATACAAATGGTGGCGGAAACACATTTGAAAAAATGGATCCCGCAGACGTTCTGACCAAACTCCAAACCCTCCAACAGGTCACAGACACTGGGAACACCACCTCAAATACAATTCAATTTACAAATGCCACCACCGGTCTAGTGACCACCGCGAACCTGGAAGTTGGTTCAAACATCTCCGTATCTGGTCTCGCAGATTCCGTCAATAAATACCTACCCATGGTCGACAATGATGGCACATTTATTCAATCACCAGTCTACGTAACCTCTGGGGGGACCTATGTAATCTCTGCATCCGAAGCTGAATTTTTGGGGAACATAACACTCGGTGGTAACAACACAGTCGTGTCATCTACAAGTGTCACCATAGAAGATCGTATTTTCGGTATCGGGGCGAATAATGCCGTCCACAACCTGGACACGGGTATCATGATGGAACATAAAGACGACGGGGAGTACGCCAACGTTGCCCTCATCTACCACGCCGATGAACATAGATTTTCTATGAGCTACACACAAAACACATTCACCGACAATCACATCTTACACTACGAAGATCCGGATCATAGATTGCTCATAGATCTAAGAGGTAATCTCGTCGTTCAAAATAATGCAACCTTTAACGAAACCCTGGATGTTCTCGGGGAACTTACGACGTCCTCAAATGTCGGTATAGCCAATGTATCAACTAACCACACTCTAAATGTAGGATCCAACCTCTACGTCGACGATGTGGGGTCCAATGTCCTCGTCGTCACTAGAAATGTGGTGGCAGATAGCTACTACGGTGATGGAAGCAAACTCACCGGGCTCGTCACTACCCTCCAAGATGTCTCTGATAATGGAAACACCACATCCAATGTGATCCAGTTTACAAACACCGATACTGCATTCATAGCAACCGGTGGTATCATTACAAACACGGGGGGTGTCACTAAAAAAACGTACAGCTTCACGGGTGATATGGGAAGTGGAGCTACCCCAACGGCAGCAACTATTGGAATCGTTTTTTCACAACATGTATTCTACGCTAAAATCGTAGCTCACCTGATCCAAGCCGATAATGAAGTGAGTACGATATCCATAGAAGCAAGTGGTGGACATAGAACTGGTGGGACACCCCTGAATGTAGCCAAGGGCCCTGCCTCTGTATTTGGAAACACGAATACAAACCCATGGTCTTCGGTTGTGACGACCAATCCAACAACCCTCTTTATTAAACCATCGGGGACGCTATCACAGCTGGGGAATTACAACGTATTTATCGAATTCATTTCAGAACACAGTGATGGTAAAGTTGTAAAAATAACTGAAGGTGGTGTAGATGAAGTTACATTCACATACTAAGGTAAGATGTATCACATAAAACTAAAAGTCTTCTGAGATGGTGTCATCCATGTCAAATAACTTTCGGATACTATGGTAAGTGGTGATGCCGAGAAGTCTTGTACTCGCAGAACAAATTTACACGCGGGCATTAGACGCCAAGCCTATACAATCAGCTACACGCACAGACCAAGTTGGTGTGGAACAGGATGTAGATCTAACATTTACCATTCCCAGAACAAGCCTTTTACATGCAGACACAGAGGAGACTGAAGCCACCGTCGAAGATGGGGGTCATAGACTCAAACTACAAGCTGGTCAAACCTCAAATCCAGCGACCTCCAAGGTCTCTGAAATCTCTATGGGTGGTTCAACCTCAAACATTTCTAATCAAAATATAACTCTAAAAACTCGGGGTCTCGAACGTGTCAAGTTGGACTCCTTGGGGAACTTTGGGATAGGGACGGTGGTGCCAACCTCAGCCCTCCACGTAGAGGGAGATATAACATTCACAGGCAACGTATTTAAGAGTACGACATCCTGGTCTCAATTGGGAACAGATATCGATGGTGAAGCCGCTGGGGATAACTCAGGGTTTGCAGTGGCCACCTCCGAAGATGGTTTATTTTTAGCCATCGGTGCCCCCAACGCGGAACACGTGCGCGTATACACGTACAGTACTTCAACGAGCTCATGGAACTTACTTGGTGGAGGTACAAGTGATATAGATGATCCATCTTCGGGCTCTGCGGTTTCTATGTCAAATAATGGACATACTATAGCCGCAGGTGGGTATAGCTACAACACAAACACAGGTGTCATTCGAATATACGAATACGATGGTAGTGTTAGTTATAATAAAATAGGCACCGATATCGTTGGTGAAACAGTGGGTGATAAGTTTGGGTGGTCCGTAGGACTCGCTCGGGGAACAGCCTCACCCTCCTGGATTGTAGCCACAGGGGCACCGGGTAGTAGTGGTTCAGGTAAGTACCAGTCTGGTCGTGTTAAAGTATACCAGTACACGGGAGGTGTCTGGACACAGGTGGGTTCCAGCATCAACGGTGACGCAATTAGCGACAACTTTGGATGGTCAGTCTCAATGTCGGATGATGGTACCCGTGTAGCTATAGGCGCGTACCAAAGTGATGGAGACAAATTGGCACTGCACAGATGGAGAGATGAAGATACCTTTACAGCTCTGGAGATTCTATACGGAACATCCGTGGCAACCATACTGTCCCTGAATGGATACACACCCGGTTATATACCACCTAGAGACACCATGATTCGTGTTTCTAATTTCCTTTTCGGACAGGTTCGTGTATACGAGTACACGGGTGGTTCATGGACACAGTTGGGGAACTCGATAGATGGGGAAACGGCTGGGGATAAATTGGGAGTATCCGTCTCCATGTCCAGTGATGGTACCAGCGTGGCTATCGGTGGGCATAATAGTGTAAACGTATATGGATATTCAGACAGTAGGTGGTCAAAGGTGGGTCCAGGTATTGAGAGTGAGGGTGAGGGAGATCAATTTGGGTGGGATGTTTCATTGTCTAACGATGGCAATAGATTGGTTGCAAGTGCCATCGGGGTGGAAAATGTTCGAGTCTACAATTTTTTCGCGGGCTCAGGTATTTGGAATAAGATAATCCCTAACATAACGGGTGAATATGTCGGCGACAATTTTGGTAAATCCGTGGCAATATCTGGGGATGGTACACAGGTTGTCGTCGGTGCAAACTTGAACGACGATGGTGGCACAGATATAGGTAGTGTCAGAGTCTATAAAGAAAGTGTGACCACCTTTGTAAACTTGGGGACCGCGGATTTTGAATCTGGGAATACTTTATTTGTGAACTCCTCAACCAGAAGTGTTGGTATTAGATCCGCAACCCCATCACATACACTCGATGTGGATGGAGATATCAATCTATCTGGTAATCTGTACAACAATTCATTGCTATCCCTGGAATATCCAGACTTGGTGTTGAATAAGGTGGGTGCCGATGTGAATGTAACTTCCAGTGTTGATTTTGGATTTTCCACATCCATATCATCGGATGGTACAATTGTAGCCATAGGATGTATCCAAAATACGGGGACAGACCCGGGGTTTGTGCGCATATACACCTACACCAATGGAACGTGGACACAACTGGGTTCGGATATAACTGGTGAAAATGGTGATGATGTAGCTGGGAGTGGAAGTGGTGATCAATTTGGATATTCAGTTTCTCTATCTTCAGATGGTACCCATGTAGCTATCGGTGCACCATACAATAATGAGGGTGGTGCAGACGCGGGTCGTGTACGTATTTACAAGTACCAGGTGGGTGCATGGGCTAAATATGGTGATGATATTATCGGTAGTGGGGTGAATCAGAAAGCTGGATTCTCTGTCTCGCTGTCAAGTAATGGTCAAATTGTAGCCGTTGGTATACCCGGTACCACCAATGGCAATGTATCCATGTATGAATATTCTTCGGGAACCTGGACTTTACTTGGAACTACAATAGCAGGTGAAGCCGCTGGAGATTTGTTTGGGGGGTCCGTCTCTATATCACTCGATGGCACCTATGTAGCCATTGGCGCAACCAATAACGGTAGCGGTGCCGGTCACGTCAGGGTATACAATTACAGTGGTGGGTCATGGTCTCAGGTGGGTTCAGACATAGATGGCGAAGCTGCAGCGGACTCTTCTGGGAAATCCGTCTCACTTTCCAGTGATGGTACAGTGGTTGCAATTGGTGCACATACAAATGATGGAGCCGGCGACGCCGTGGGTCATGTAAGAGTATACACTTACAGTGGTGGGGTGTGGTCTCAGGTGGGTACAGACATAGATGGTGGGAGCGCAGATGAATGGACCGGTCATTCCATCTCACTCTCCAATGATGGAAACCGTCTACTTGTCGGTGCCCCAAAAAGTGACTCTGGGGGTACAAATGCGGGACTTACCCGTCTTTACGAATACAAGGAAGGTAGTTGGGTTAAAATTGGTGGCGATATCGTCGGTGATGCAACTGGTGATCAATTTGGGTGGGCAGTTTCCCTTTCCGAAGATGGTACACATGTAATTAGTACATCTAAAAGTGGTAATGCTAACAGCTATTTCCGTGTATATGAGATTCCAAAATCCAAATTGACAATAAAAGATGGTGTGTTCGAGATTGGTGCAGCAAACCTATATGTAAACACAGAGACAAACAAAATTGGTATAGGAACTAATCTACCTGCACACACCCTAGACATCCGTGGGGATCTCAATATATCGGGTAATTTATACACCAATTCCAATTTATTCACACAAACGTCATTTGTTTCTGCACAAGGGAGTTGGAGACAGACTGGCTCTGATATTAATGGTGAACTACCAGGAGATAAGTCCGGGTGGTCAGTATCGATGTCCAACGACGGAACCCGTGTAGCAATAGGGGCTCCCGAGGTTGATGGTCCACTTTTGACCCAAATTGGATATGTACGCATTTACGAATACAGTTTGGGGGTGTGGACAAAGTTGGGACAGGATATTAAGGGAGATATACAGGGTGAATTAAAAGGATTTTATGTGTCATTGAGCGCGGATGGGTCTCGGGTAGCGATTAGTTCACCACAGTGGTACGACTCCTCAACATCGAGTCGCGGTAAGGTGAGCGTATTTGAATTTAATGGTCAAACCTGGACACAGATTTATTATCAGACTGGTCCAAGTGGGGGGGACAGTATATTCTTCGCAGACACTGTATCTTTGTCGGGTAATGGGGAATATCTATCGGTCGGTGGTACTAAATATATCGAGGATGCACCGACTACTTACTGGACCCAAGTTGGGGCAGACATAGACGGTGAGGCGGCAGGGGACAATTCCGGTTACTCCGTCGCCATCTCTTCGGATGGAACACGACTCGCAGTGGGGGCCACCACAAACGACGGTGGTGGTTCCAATTCGGGCCACGTGAGGGTCTACAAGTTGGTCGGAGGTGCGTGGACCCAACTTGGGGGGGACATAGACGGCGCTCCGTTCAACGCAATTCAATCATCGGACTTTTTCGGTATATCCGTCGCCCTCTCTTCGGATGGAACACGCCTCGCAGCGGGAGCGTACTCCAACGACGCCAATGGTGTAGACGCGGGCCACGTGAGGGTCTTCGACTGGGACGAAGATGATGAAACCTGGACCCAAGTTGGGGGGGACATAAACGGTGAGGCGGCTGGGGACCGGTCCGGTTGGTCCGTCGACCTCTCTTCGGATGGAACACGACTCGCAGTGGGAGCCACCAGCCAGTTCGGCGACGGCGCGGGCTACGTGAGGGTCTACAAGGAGATTAGTGGGACATGGACCCAACTTGGGGCAGACATAGATGGTGAGGCGGCTGGGGACTATTTCGGTTATTCCGTCGCCCTCTCTTCGGATGGAACACGGCTCGCTGTGGGTGCCACCGACGGACCTGGCCCTGGTTCCGATGCGGGCTACGTGAGGGTCTACAAGGAGAGTAGTGGGGCGTGGACCCAACTTGGGGCAGACATAGATGGTGAGGCGGCTGGGGACCAGTTCGGTAGGTCCGTCGCCCTCTCTTCGGATGGAACACGTCTCGCTGTGGGGGCGAGCTACAACGACGCCAATGGTACAGACGCGGGCCATGTGAGGGTCTTCGACTGGGACGAAGATGATGAAACCTGGACCCAAGTTGGGGTGGACATAGACGGTGAGACGGCTGTGGACCAGTCCGGTGCCTCCGTCGCCATCTCTTCGGATGGAACACGTCTCGCTGTGGGGGCCCCCGACAACGACGGTGGTGGTTCCAATTCGGGCCACGTGAGGGTCTTCGACTTGGTCGGGGGCGCCTGGACCCAAGTTGAGGTGGACCTAGACGGTGAGGCGGGTGGTGACGGTTCCGGTAGCTCCGTCGCCCTCTCTTCGGATGGAAGACGTGTCGCTGCGGGGGCCTTCCTAAACGACGGTAATGGTTCCGATGCGGGCCACGTGAGGGTCTTCGACTTAATCCCCTCTGCCTGGACCCAACTTGGGGCGGACATAGACGGTGAGGCGGCTGGGGACAATTCCGGTACCTCCGTCGCCCTCTCTTCGGATGGAACACGTCTCGCTGTGGGGGCCCCCAACAACGACGGTGGTGGTTCCAATTCGGGCCACGTGAGGGTCTTCAACTTGGTCGGAGGTGCGTGGACCCAGGTTGGGTCCGATATAGATGATGATGCGGCTGGGAGCCAGTTCGGTTGGTCCGTCGCCCTCTCTTCGGATGGGTCCCGTCTCGCTGTGGGGGGCTACCTACACGTCAGCGGTGGGGGCCACGTGAGGGTCTTCGACTTGGTCGGGAGCACCTGGACCCAAGTTGGGGCAGACATAGACAGTGAGCAGGGGGCGGACCATTTCGGTATATCCGTCGCCCTCTCTTCAGATGGAACACGTCTCGCGGTGGGAGGTCCCTCAAACGACGGCACAGCCGGTGCAGACTCGGGCCACGTGAGGGTCTTCGACTTGGTCGGGAGCACCTGGACCCAGGTTGGGTCCGATATAGATGGTGAGGCGGCTGGGGACCAGTCCGGTCACTCCGTCGACCTCTCTTCGGATGGAACACGCCTCGCAGTGGGAGCGTACAACAACAACAACGGTGCGGGCCACGTGAGGGTCTACAAGGAGAGTAGTGGGACATGGACCCAACTTGGGGCAGACATAGATGGTGAGGACGCTTTTCCTGGGGAAAATTTCGGTTGGTCCGTTGCCCTCTCTTTGGATGGAACACGTCTCGCTGTGGGGGCGCCCAGCAGAGACATCACTGGCGTTAACGACGGCCGCGTGAGGGTCTTCGACTGGGACGAAGATGATGAAACCTGGACCCAGGTTGGGGGGGACCTAAACGGTGAGGCGGCTTTGGACGAGTTCGGTTGGTCCATCGATTTGTCTTCGGATGGAACACGTCTCGCTGTGGGGGCCTACCATAACGACGGCAATGGTTCCAATGCGGGCCACGTGAGGGTCTTTGAGTATAATCAAGCAACAAATACCTGGGTCCAAGATGGGCTGGACCTAGACGGTGAGGCGGCTGGGGACATGTCCGGTAGGTCCGTTGCCCTCTCTTCAGATGGAAGACGTGTCGCATCGGGGGGCCTCCTAAACGACGGTGGTGGTACATGGGCGGGCCACGTGAGGGTCTTCCACAAACCAGTTCAGATATCGTCATATGTTGATGTTTTACAAGACATTGGTGGCACATGGAGCTATGTACCAAATTCAGGAGGGGCGCCCTTGGAAGGTACTTTAGGTTCCGGGGATCTTTTTGGAAGGTCGGCGGTGTCTTTAACAAGTGATGGTTCATACCTCGCTGTAGGTGCATATGGTGGAAATTACTGTCGAGTTTTCTCTCACAATGCTACTATTTGGTCTCAGGTGGGTGCAGATATAACCGGTTCCGGTGAATTTGGGCGGTCTATTGACTTGGTGGTAAACGGTGGAATACCACGCGTCGCAATCGGTGCTCCAGAAACGTCACTCGGAGCTTTAAGTAATATAGGTGCGGCTCATGTTTTGGAATACAGTGGTGGGTCATGGTCTCTGATGGGTTCAATTCTATATGGTGAAGCAGCCAATGATAGTTTTGGAATATCTGTATCGTTATCTTCAGATGGTACCCGGCTTTCAGTTGGTTCTGGTGAAAATGATGCGGGTGGTTCCAATGCGGGCCATGTGAGGACCTTTGACTGGTCTGGGAGCGCCTGGAACCAAGTTGGATTGGATATAGATGGCGATGCTGTGAGCGAGTTTTCGGGGAACGCGGTGTCCTTATCTGGTGATGGTACACAACTGGCTATCGGTGCATACGGAAGTAATGCAGATTCGGGGAAGGTGAAAGTCTTTAATTATAACTTTCAAATTGTCGATAAACAAACATTCGGTTCCACCATCTTCGAAATCGGTACAGCGAACATCTATGTAGATACCAGCCTGACTAGGGTTGGTATAGGGACAAGCATCCCCCAAGCGACATTGGATGTGAATGGACCAATGCGTATAGATTCTATAGATTTAAACAAAAGTCTAAATCAAACTTGGATTAAATTAAAAGAAATTGGTCAGAGTGATGTTGTATTCCCAAGGTTCGCTGAGACCGCATCTGTTACTATAGATGGAAACAGAGCTGCCATCCCTTTAATTAACTTACCGACGTCGAACGGGCTGGTCGCCGCAGACGTAATAAATATCTACGAATTGGAAAAAAATAGTTGGAATCTGAAATATTCGATTCCTGAACCCGCCAACGCCCGCGACGGCTCAGGGACCTATTGGGGTAGAGGTTCGACAGTCTTGTCGGGAGATTATTTATATGTCGCAGCCTATAACGAGACCAACGTTCCCTCGGGTAGTGGTGCAATACATATATATAAACGAAACCCCTCAAACGGCTCATGGTTATTTCACACAATGCTTACGGCGTCGTCGGGTGGGAGCTTCTTTGGACGCAACATGGATGTGTCAGGCGACGTCATCATCGACTCGTCGGGGTACATATTCACACGGAACCCCGCAACCGACACGTGGGCGGAGACGAATATTTTCACGCCTGTCGCGAGCGACGGAGGCTCCCCCCGTGTGGCCATTTCAGGCGACAACGCCATTATGGGTTATCCATTTGCCACGACGTATTCGGGCCCCGTCGCCCCGGGAACACAGTTCAAGTATCAACGCGGGCACGTGTACGTATTCACACGCAACCCCGCAACTGGCACATGGTCGCTGCAGCAGACAATCTTAGGAAACGACCATAATAGTGAGTTATTCGGCTCCGCTATAGCAATTTCAGGCGACTACTTCGTGGCCAGTAGCAACGACGGCTCTCCGAGCACTGGACTCGGTAATCAGCTGCACATATATAAGCGGGACCCAAACCTTGGCTCATGGTCGCTGCAGCAGCAGCAGACCGTCAACACGCTGGTCTTGACGCATCTTTCTATGTCAGACGACCACATCATACTTGGGATGAGTACCGACGCCACTGGTGGAACGAATAGTGGCACTGTGAACGTTTATACGAGGGACGGTACAAGCTGGACACTGACACAAAGAATCATAGGGGAATTGGTAGGCTACTACTTTGGCAACTCTGTGCACATTTCAGGGACCAATTTCCTCGTTCATCAAGCTGGTCCAATTAACCTTGCTCACGGTACTATTCATTTTTATAATTTGCAACATTCCCTCGAAGTTTCAAACCCAATTTCAGTTTCTGGTACGACTTTGTCCTTCACGGGGCAGCACCTCTGCTCCCCAGAGGGCCCCATGAGCCAAGGTTTGGTGGTTTCCGCCAATAAAAATAGGTACACCACCCTAAACGGCCCTCTGACAACAGGTTCACGGGCCATACGGTCGAGTGAAGCCCTCCCCGTCGTGTCCCTCTCGGAAAGCCAAAACGATCGCAGTGTATTCGGGGTCGTAGATCGTTTTGAAAGTGGTGATGGTACCACCCGTAATCAGACCCAAGGTGCCACTATTGTGATGTCCACCAAGGAAATTGGGGACCAAAAGGTTATTGTAAACTCCCTGGGTGAGGGAGCTGTATGGGTTGTGAATACCAACGGCGCTGTCGTTTCCGGAGACTACCTCACCACATCTAATGTGTCCGGGTACACCCAAAAACAAGATGACGACATCCTCCACAACTACACGGTGGCCAAGATCACCATGGATTGTGATTTCAACCCCGTGGACCTACCAGTCCAAGTTATAAAGAAGAAAGAGAATGGGGAGAACGATTTAGACCAATATGGTCGTATTCAATGGGAAGATACAGAGCATACCGAGAAGTCGTACCACCTTAGGTACCTCACGACGGACGGAACTGTCACAGATGAAGCAAACGCCGTCTGGACTGCTGCATATGTGGGATGCACCTATCATTGTGGATGATCGTTAGACATTTATTTTATACCCTTATATCAACAGAGATGGTCAGCACGAATATTCAGTTTTTCGAGGGGAATCTCGGAATTCAGAACTCGTCTCCCTCACACGATTTCAGTGTGGGGTCCAACCTCCATGTCGAAGATACAGGATCTAATGTTCTCGCTGTAGTCGGGAACGTCTCAGTCGCGAATACCCTCATACTGGGGAACTTTGCAGTCGTCGCGTCCCACGGCCTCAACCACGTGACTGGGGAGAACAATACAACCACAGACACTATCATCCTCCAAAATCCCACCACGGGGCTCCAAACAACTGCAAACATCTTAGTTGGTGGAAATATAACCGCAACATCGGGGGATCTGGAAGTCCTCGGGAACACCGCGATCACTGGGAACCTCCATACCACCTCAAACCTTGAAACTGGTGGACGCCTCAAGTTTGACGCCAACGTCTTCGTAGACACCCTCCGCGTCGCAGATGTCGCAGCAAACTTGGTGACCTACGACCAAAGCACTGGGGAGATGATGGACTCCGCGGGGCTCTTCTCAAATAGGTTGGCCGTCGTGTCCCAACAACCACCCTCCACCCTAACGGCTAACAGCACTACGGTGACCAACCATGGCACCTACACCCTCACAACCTCAAATCTGGCTACCGGGTCAAACACATGGAACGCCTTCGATGGGAGTGCCTCCGTGGCTTGGGTCGGTGACGATACCTACACGGGGGCCTCCAACGCCTACGCGGGTTCCGTTCAACTTGCTGGGTCTACCCAACAAGGTGAATGGTTATCCCTTTACCTCCCCTACAAAACAGTCCTCCGTCATATGAAACTCACCCCATCCTCAGTTGAGGCCTACCCCGGGAGTGCCAATCTCTACGCCAGTAACGATAACTCAAATTGGGTAGAGTTGAAACATTGGGAAAATGTCGTTCCCTCCTCAGTTTCAGACACCCAAACAGTTGTCGTTAACGCACCAGCGTCCTATAGGAGATTCGCTATAGTGACAACCAAGGTCTCTGGGAATAACGCCAACGTCGCCCTCTCAGATTGGCAACTCTTCGCGGAATCCTTCACCGTCGACGGGGGGAAGGTCATACAAGCCATACCAACCCTAACTGGGGGTGAAACTATATTTGAACAGGTGAGCCCCCATGAAAGAACCCAAGTCGTCCAAACGTACCCCAAACTCAAAAAATATCCAGATATTTTATTAGAGGGTTCAGATTTTCAGGGACACGTCGTGACATCAAGTAGTTCAGCGTTTCCAGAAGATCATTTTGCAAATTGGGAAGCGTTTGGTGGACGCCATGAAAATGAGTTTGGGTGGATTGCGGGATATGGAACAGTTAACAACTGGACTACCGCTCTATATAATGGTGGTGGTGGGCTCTACTCATACACCCCAGCCGCGTCTATCGCTGGTGAAACAGGGGAATGGTTGAAACTCAAACTACCCAAAAAAATTATTCTCGATCACATAAAAATTAAACCACGAAAAGAGAGCTCTGGAAACCATGCACCCTCCACATTCAAAATATTTGGTTCCAACGATGATTCTACTTGGGTTGAATTGATTAGTGAAACTGGGGTCATACCGACCTATGATTATGGTTCAACATACTCGCCAACATCTACTTTGACCACAGCCTATAATTACTATGTAATTTCAGTTCAAAAGACTGTGAGTGATACAGAGCTCTGTATAGCAGAACTTGAATATTATGGTAGAGAAGAAACAGTTATCAACTCGA